ACCTTCCTGAAGGGTAGGGAGGGCGTTTTGCGGTCTGAGGGACACTTCGCCGACGAACTACACACTATTTTGCGCGTCAACTACGACAGGAACCCGTTCTTCCCAGAGGAACTGGATCTGGAGCGCCGTAGGGACAAGAAAACACTCAGCCACGCCATGTACAACCACGTCTGGGAGGGCGAGACACTCGATGAGGTCGATAACAGCCTTATTCTGGCCGACTGGTTCGACGCCGCGCTCGAAATCGGGGAGCGGATCAAGTACCGCGAATCGGGGGCACGGGTTGTCGGACACGATATCTCGGACACTGGTAAGGATGCGAAGGCGGTGGTGGTCAGACACGGTGCACGTGTCCTCGACATGGGACTCATGCACGACGGAACGGCCTCTGACGGCCTTGATTGGGCGCTCGACTACGTCAACCGCTACCACGCGGACTCGTTTGTCTACGACCAAGACGGTATTGGCTTGGGTCTGGCGCGAGAGGTTGAGAGAGGTCTCGGGTCTCGGAACATCGCTATTACCGGCTTCCGTGGCGGGGAGAGTCCTCGCGATCCGGATGCAATGTACGATGGCCACCGTAAGAATCGCGATGCGTTCTTCAACCGTAGGGCGCAGGCTTTCTGGGATGTACGCGAACGGTTCTGGAAGACATATCAGGCGCTGGACGGCGAGATGCACGACCCAGACGAACTAGTGTTCCTGCCCAGCGACCACGAGATGATCTCACAGTTACGGTCTGAACTCTGCCGACTGCCCCTGAAACCACATCAGGGCGGCAAGATCCAGATTATGCCGAAGACCGAGATGGCTAAACCGCCACTATCACTGCCCAGCCCGAACTTGGCTGACGCGTTCGCCTACTCATTCAGCGTGCAGGACTTCCTACAGGGTAGTTGGGCACAGCCTATTGAATACAGGGAGTCATACATTTGAGCGAATTTAGGCCAGTTGTAGGATACGAAGACACATACGCGATCTCCGACGCAGGAGAACTAAAGCGAACGGCCCCTGCACGTGGTGCTCGGGTCGGGGCCATCTTGCGCCCGCATGTCGGCCCTAACGGCTACCAGATGCTACTCCTGTCTAAGGATAACAAGAAGAAGTCGGCGTATATCCACCGCCTCGTGGCCGAGGCTTTCTGCGACAAGCCCGAGGGCGACGTGGAAGTTAACCACATTGACGGCGACAAACTAAACAACACTCCGGCCAATCTTGAGTGGGTAACCCACGGCGAGAACATGGCGAAAGGCTATGAGACCGGCAACCACAGGTGGAAAACAGCGGCATGATGGAAGAAGACGATATCAAAGCGATTATCTCGAATGAGATGTCGAACTGTTCCGGAGATGAGTGGGTAGACCGGAAGCGCCTTGCTATGGCGTATTATAACGGCCATGAGCCTAGACCCTCTGGCATCAAGGGCAGATCCGAAGTGGTCTCCACGGATGTCAGCGACGCAGTTGAGTGGCTAATCCCGAACATTATCGAGAGCCTAAGCGGCAAGTCCGTTAAGTTCATGCCCATGTCGGCTCAGGATGAAGACCAAGCCGATCTCGAAACAGACTTTACGCACTTTGTGTTCTCTGAGGAGAACAACGGGTTTCTGAACCTGTACGAGGCGACTAAAGACGCATTGCTTACTGGTGTAGGCGTGCTGAAGATATTTTACGACGACAACCCCGAGCGGGTGGTCGAGCGGTACTCCGGCCTATCAGAGCCACAGCTACAGGCTCTGCTATCTGACCCCATGATAGAGGTCACGGAGATTGAGAGATCTGAGACAGACGGCACTGCGGTGACGGCGGCTCGGATTACCCGACAAGGTAGAGTAATGGTCGAGGCCGTTCCTGCCGAGGAGTTCCGTGTAAATGACGACGCTGACAGTCTTGATTTGACTCAAGCCCGTTTTGTTGCACACACTACTCGCAGGACGGCTTCCGACTTACTACGTGCTGGGTATGACCCCGATGTGATCGCTGACGCCCAACAGGGTTATCTGGATCGCACGGTCGGCGACGAAACACACAGCGGCTTGGATATCGATGAGAGCCAGAAGCTGATCGTCGTTACCGAGGCGTTCCTCTCTATGGACATTAACGAGGACGGCATATCCGAACTCTGCAAGGTTACCTGTATAGGCGAGAGCGAAATCGATGCGATCCTCGACATCGAAGAGATCGTAGAAATCCCCTTCGTGGCAATGAGTGCCACCCCGATGCCACACCAGTTTCTGGGCCTCAGCGTATTCGAGCGGCTCAAACAGGTGCAGGATATAAAGACGGCGGTGCTACGTAGCACGCTGGATAGCTTCTACCAGTCCGTGAACCGCATTAAGGTGGTGCAGGAAGGTCAGGTCAACATCGACGACCTACTGGTCAATAGACCCGGCGGAATTATCCGCGCCAAGGGTCATAACGCGGTCACCGAACTGGGTGGCACCTTCTTCGGCGGTGAGGCGTTACAGCTACTACAGTATGCTGATGTACAGAAGGAGGCGCGGGTAGGCGTCAGCCCAGACATGGCTGGCCAGTCTAACCTAGTTAACAATGAGTCGGCTCACGGCGTAGAGCGCATGATGTCGGCAAAGGAGATGCTCGTTAACCTCATGGTGAGGAGCATCGCCGAGACAGGCGTCCGGCCTGCATACAAAATGATTCGTGACCTCATGGTACGTTTCCAGAACGGTATGGTGCCCTACAAGTTTAAGGGTAACTGGATGAACGTAGACCCCAGCACATGGGGCGAGCGTAGCCGGATGATGGTGACGGTCGGTGCCGGTGCCGGTGACAGCCAGAAGAAACTGATGGCGTTGCAGACACTCTTCCAGACACAGATGCAGTTCAAGCAGATGCCAGACAACGTGATGGTGGACACTAAGCAGTTGTTCAACTCACTGGACGACATGGTCGAACTGGCGGACTTGGGCGAGGCCGAGAAGTACTTCATGAACCCTGACACGCAAGAGGGTCAGATGTTCGCACAGAACAAGGCCCAGCAGGATCAGGCCGCACAGCAAGAGATGATGCAGAAAGAGCAGATGCAGATCCAGATGCAACAGCAGGCGCTACAGGCACAGCAGACTGTCGCACAAGCGGAGATGCAGAAGGCTCAGGCCACCATGCAGAACGGCCAGCTAAAGGAACAAATAAACGCCATCGAGGCACAGCACAAGCAGGAAATCGAACAGATGAAGACGGCGCTACAGGCGGCGAAGGATTCGGCCAAGCAGGCGTTCGACTACGACAAGCTGAAGACCGACACGGCGTTAAAGCTAACCGAATTAGAGACCAACTCGAAGATGCAGTTGGAAAGAGAATTACAGGCAAACAAGGAAAGTTTGAATGGCTCAGGACGGGCAACTGATAAGGGAAGCGAGAAGGGGCAGGCAAGCAAAGAAGGAACTGTCTCTAATTGAGGAACACATCGAGCAACGCAAGTGGGCGCTGTTCGAGACCTTCTGTAGTGATCGCAATCAAGAGGATGACTACGATATTAGAAGCCAAGCTATCGCGCTAACTAACCTAGAGGAGTATCTTCAGGAGTTAGTCACCACCGGCATATTGGCCGAAAAACAACACGAAGGAGATGATATATGAGCGAAGGTGCAGTCCACCCTAATTCTACGGATACGGGCGCTAGTGCAGTCGATCAAGTCGCTGACATGCTGATGCAGAGCGATAAAGGAGAGGCACACCAGATTGGTGCGCCCGATAACGTAACCGATACTCCGGTGGAGTACGGTGAAGAAGAAGTAACCTCGGAAGAAGTCGAGGCAGAATCAGCAGGCTTTGAAGACGGCGATGTCGAAACGGAAGAGTCCCAGCTAGAGGAAGCAGTAGACGACCATGAAGAGGTAGGCGGTCTCGAAGCCTTAGCCAGTGAACTTGGGCTAGACAATGATAAGCTGACGGTAGATGACGACGGCGATGTCTTTGTAAAGCTAAAGGTCAATGGAAAGGACGAGCACGTCTCACTCAAGGACGCGATCAGTCAGACGCAGTACTACAAGGCTAATGAGGAGAAATCCCAAGTCCTTGCGGAAGAGCGTAAGACGTTCGAGTCCGAACGCACGCAAGTTGCAGAGAACATCAGCCAGCGGCTCCAGTACATCCAGAACATTGGAAACGCACTAGAGCAGAAGCTGATGGGCGAGTTCAACACCATCGATTGGGATCGGCTACGCATTACCGATCCTGCCGAGTGGGCGGCTAAACAGCAGGAGTTCCAGTATAGGCAACAGGAACTACAGCAGATGGGTCAAGCGGTAGGCCAGCAGGTTCAATTCCAGAACCAGCAGGCTGACGAAGTCTTTCAGCGAGAGCGTCAAGAGACGCTGGCGCATGAGAGGGTGGCGCTAACCCAAGCAGTCCCCGAGTGGAACGACGAAGAGAAGATGGGTGCAGAGATGCACCAGATCATCCAGTACGCCAGAGAGAACGGCTTCCCTGATGAGGAATTACAGGACGTGACGATGTCGCGCCATGTGGTAACCCTCCGTAAGGCGATGCTGTACGATCAAGGCAAAACCGTCGCCGAGAAGAAGGTGAAGAAGGCTCCCAAGATGCAACGCGCGGCAAATGGACGATTTGTGCAGAAGAAAAAGTCACAGGTCGATAGTCTAGTGCAGGCCGCTAAAAACGCGAAAGGTGCCAACAAAAGGATGTTGGAAAGAGACGCAGTAGCGAGCCTCCTTATGGGAGAGTAAATCATGGCTAATTCAACCCTAGCCCCTACGACAGGCAACGTGGATGCCTTTAACCTCAAGTCAATCGAGACCGGAGGAGTAATTCACGAAGACGTAATGGACAAAATTTTCGATATCAGTCGAATTCCTTTGCCCTTTACAGACATGGTCGGCAAGACCAGCCACAAGAACGAGCGGTTCGATTGGGTCCTGGATGAGTTAAATCCGCCCATGCTGAATAACCAGCGAGTTGACGGTCAAGACGCGGGCGACCTCGTTTCGATCACTGGGGGCCGTGTAGGCAACCATAGTCAAATTAGTGATAAGGTTATAGCCGTAAGTTATAGAGCGGATAGTTCGGACACTATTGGCCGGGCGAAAGAATTGGCCTACAGGCTGACTCGCGCTAACCAAGAGATCCGACGTGACGTAGAAGCGGCCTCTCTGTACAACCAAGGCTCTAAGGCCGGTACAGACGCTGTTGCAGGTATCACTGGTGGACTGCCTTCATGGATTGAGACTTCTGTCTTCAATGCTGACGGCACTGCCGGTACTGCTGGTGGATACAACTACACCAGTGGCCTGACTGCGGCGGCTACGGCTGGCACGGCGGCACCTGTGTCGTTTAAGTGCATCAAGGACGCTATCCAGTCCGTGTATGAGGAAGGTGGTGAGGTATCAGTACTGATGTCTACTCCTTCAGTGATCACTGGTATCTCGACGTACATGTTCAACGAGACTGCCCGTATCGCGACTCTGCAAGCAGACCAAGGTAAGAGTGGTGACAAGGCTAAGGCACTCGCCTCTGTTAACGTCATCATCTCCGACTTCGGCACGGTTAAGCTAGTACCTAACCGACTGCAACCAGGCAATGGTGCCGTTGACGCTGGAACTGGTCTTGTTACCAGCGAGAGCGACAACATCTTCCTGTTGGATCCAGAGTATGTATCTCTGTCCTACTTGGAAGGCTACCGCACGGATACCTTGGCCAAAACTGGCCTGGCAGAGAAGCGCCAGATCAGCGTTGACTGGGGACTGCGCGTCCACACTGAGAAAGCCCACGCCATGATTACCGGCGTTGACGGATCAGCGGAAGCAGTAGAGTAAAGCTAAACGCCCCCACGC